TGGTATGCAGTACATGAGTTCTACGGTATCAATACTTACACCAAGTTTCCCGTACATGTAAAAGGTGATGACGAAGAAGACATCGTGCGGATGCTAGAACATATACTAAGTGACATTGAGAGACATGGAGTGAAAGACTATGAGTGACGTCCCTATGCTCCCGTACAAAAAGATCAAATTGGACATTTCTGTGGACGACGTTGTTCCGAGAGATACTGAGGTCATCCGCTATGGCATAGATGTTGATGGGGAGTTTGAGGGTATCCGGTATAACACCTGCACGGTCATGGAAGACGCCCTACAGACCATTCAGTCCGCCGTACCCGAACAGTACCAGAAAGACTTCATCGCTCTCTACATGCGTATCAATAGAGATATCATACCACACATCGACAGCGGCGTAAAAACTGTGGTGAACACCTACCTGAAGTCTGGCGGGTATCAGACCGACTTCAACGCACCAAAGGCAGGAGCTACGCCCTTCCAGCTCCCAAATCAGACAGACGGGGTGTCCTACCAGTTTGAAGACGTGGACGTACTACATAGCTTCACTGCGCAAGACGGAGACACGTATATACTAGACGTCACTCAGATGCACAGCGTCCACTCAGGGACGGACAAGGAAAGAGTGGCACTGGCACTAAGCACCCACCTGCCATTTGATAAAGTTTGTGAGATCTTCAGCTAGCCCCTATTCCACTGTGGAACTTACTAAGCCACAAACTTCTGGACAGCCTGTAACTTGTGTGGCTATTTAGGAGAGATACTACATCTTCGTCGCAGACGCATAGAACGTCTGGATACAAAAAAGGAGGCATCGAACGCACACGTTACTTTAAAAAATACCAAGCTGGGCGTTAAAGTCTCAGCAGATATCATCTTAGCGAACGTGTTGTCTTGAAGTGCCTTGTTTTAGGGGTGTTGGTTGCGGGAGTAGGATTTGAACCTACGACCTTCAGGTTAGTGTCCAATACCTAATAAAACAATAACTTACGGACCCACGTGCGCTATTAACCTCATAACTCGGTGGCGCTAGTAACACTTGACAGTATAAATACTAACTGTATAATAGTGTAGCACACTCCGGGGTATATATACCAATGTACTAAGGAAACTTACATGCGTATAGTTGGGCAAGAGCATACGACACTAAACAAGAATCATAGCTGCGATAACTGCTGCAAACTAATGACCACAGGAGACCCTGTGCTTCTTGTGGCACTCACCAAACCTTCAAACATCCCTCATATGATAGTTGAACAAGGTGACTTCAGCGGTTGCTTACACTTCGAGTGGCTCTGCACTGAATGTGCATGGGTGATGGCATGACATACTCCTACAGAGAGCAGCTATCTATCATAAGACAGATCAGCATGCCGGAGGGACAGAGCCGTACTCTGGACTGTCCCTTCTGTGGTGGCAGTAAGAAGTTTACCATCTCTAGAATGGATGACGGAGTACTTCTCTGGAACTGCTACAAGGCCTCCTGCCCCGCCAAGGGTAGTCACCAAGGAAAGCGATCCGCAAGCTCCCTCAGAGCGGCCCTTAACGCCCCTAAGTCCCTGCCTACCACCCCGGTACGTCGGGTTACCCCGTTACCAGCCATTACGAAGAACATACGCAATGATGCAAGTGCCCTGCAGTTCGTGACAGATAACAATTGTCTGGAGGCCTATGACAACGGGTTCATCAACATCCGATACGCCCCTGCAGAGAAGCGTGTGATGTTCTACAATACCGCCGCAACAGGTGGCGTTGGTAGGTCACTGGCTGGTCACCGCTCAAAGTGGTGGTCCTACGGTGATGTGAGTGAAGGTATCCACGTAGGTGTAGGCACTACTGCGGTATTAGTTGAGGACACACCCTCTGCTTGTGCCGTTAGTAGGCTACAAGGTATTGTAGGTGTTGCGCTACTAGGTACTAACATAACAGAACAATTGAGGAACACTTTGAAAGTATACGACAATATATATATTGTGCTTGACAACGACGCATCCTCAAAGGCATTGTCTTTAGCTAGATCACTAAGTAACACCGCAAAGGTGCGCTTAACTAAGAATGATCTAAAACATCTGAGCGTCGGAGACATAGAAAAAGTCCTATGTGCATGACGGAGTAAAATACAGGCAGAGGAAAACTGCTTTAACAACAACCCACTGGCCTTAGGGCGATGAAAGGAACGAAGATGAAAGCTAGAGCGATTATCGTAATAGATCTTGAAGTAGAAGGTTATATGGAGGCTGCAGAAGAGCAGCAAAAGATCCAGAAAGCCGTGGACGATCTTGTTACCAACAACAAACGTGTTGTCTGGCACGGCGTAGACGTTAAAGAGCGTCGTGGTGACACACCCGTTGATATGGGAAAGATGAAGTTTAGGAGCAACTGAGCTAAAACCCTTAACCCAGAGATCCCAACATGAAGTATACCCCATAGCCCCTAGGTTCACTCCTAGGGGCTTTTTTGTGTTGACGCACACCGTACTAATGCGCTTATAGTGGCACTTGTTGAGCATATAACAAGTGGGGAACACAAGCGCATGCAAACGTCACTACTAAAATCACTATTATCATCTGAGTTTTACAGCCAGAATAAGGGTATGGTTAAGACATCTATCTTCGATGACACCTACTCCAAACTTTACAAAACCATCGAACATTCACACAGCAAGTACGCCCACGACCTTTCAGTAGAGGACATCTCTGCTATCTGGTCGGTTAACAATCCTACTGCCACACGTGCAGAGCATGAGATCTTTCAGGATGCTTTGGTCGAGGTAGGCTCGTCTACGCCGGTTAGTCCTGACGTAGCTAAGGATGTCATTGAGAAGCTCTGGGTGCAGGAAAGCTTCCGTGAGATTGCCCAGCTATCTCTGAACGCCTCTGAGGGCAGCTTAGACATCATCACCAAGATCTATGAGAAGATTGAGAAGGTGAAACAGGGCTTAGTTGCTGAAGATGATCTCGGTGATCCAGTTACGGATGACATTCACGATCTACTGGCATCAGCCTCTGACGCTGCCCGTTGGCCGTTTAACATTGAGACACTAACCCGTCACGTCTACGGCATTGGCCCTAGCGAGTTTGCTATTGTCTTTGCTCGTCCTGAGACAGGTAAGTCATCATTCGGTGTTTCTCTTGCAGCGGCACCCGGTGGTTGGTGTCAGCAGGGCGCACGTGTCTTGATGCTGGGCAACGAGGAAAGCATGAAGCGTACCCGCCTCCGGGCTATCCAAGCGTGGAACGGCTGGTCTCCCAAGGAAGTCGAGGCCCGCCCTGACGAAGCCATAGCTCGGTTTTCGGCTATCAAAGACCGCTTCATCATGAAGGATGTGCAGGAGTGGGACTTCAACAAGGTTGATCGTTACATCACTCGCTTCAAGCCTGACATCGTCATCATTGACCAGTTGGACAAGGTGAACATCGATGGCACGTACAACTCCTCACATGAGAAGCTTCGTGAGGTGTACCGACGTGCCCGTGAGATGGCTAAACGGCATGAGTGTGCCCTACTGGCGGTCTCACAGGCCTCTGCAGACGCTGAAGGCCGTACCCGCCTAGACTTCTCTATGATGGAGAACAGCAAGACGGGCAAAGCCGCTGAAGCCGATCTTATCATTGGTATCGGTAAGCACGGTCAGTCTGATGACGGTGAACCAGACACCATGCGCTTCCTGAACATCAGCAAAAACAAACTGTCGGGATACCACGGTGTAATCCCCTGCAACCTTTTGGAGAATGGCCGCTATGTCGTATAAAACAGAAGTAACTTTTGGTGATGGAAACATCTACGTACAGATGCCTGAATTGGCCGCAGAGCATATGGTTGCCGAAGTCCTGAAGGGCTTCCGTGACCTCCTGCTGGAGAGCATGGATGGCGATGCAGAGCGTTACATGATCGACGGATGCTTAGAGAGTTATCAGATCAGGAACGTACGGGATAACCTCATGTACCTATCTAGCATCAACACAGTTCTCGAATATCTGGGGGCTGACGATGCTGAATGAAACAGACCTTCTGGAGTTCTACGAGTGGCTCGACCGCAAGACTGCAGAGGCGGATAAAAAGCCCGCTAATGAGAACCTTGTCGAGCAGCAGCTACATCACATCCGTGAGCTAATCCGCATACAACAAAAGATGCTAGGAATAAAACTGTGAAGAAACTTGTCCTAGACTTAGAGACCACCGTACAGAAGCTTGACGGTAAGACCGACAACAGCCCGTTTAACCCTGACAACATGTGCGTATCAGCACACTTTGCGTGGCTAACCGACGACGGTGTTGGGGAGGTTACTAATCTTGTGTTTCACCACAACGAGAAAGCCACCCCAGACAGCATCAAACCTCTGGTAGAGGCTCTAGCCGAGGCTGACGTCCTTATCGCACACAATGCTAAGTTTGACTGCCTGTGGCTGCAGGAGATGGGCCTAGACCTGCCTCCTTTGATCCGCTGCACCATGATCAACGAGTACATTCTGTGCAAAGGGCAGCGTAAGCCTCTGTCACTGAAAATGACAGCGGAGCGTCGTAATGTGACCCGCAAGAAGTCAGACCTTGTGGATGAGCTGTTCAAAGGTGGAACGGGGTTTGAGGCTATGCCTCTGGATACCGTCATAGAGTACGCAGAGGCCGACATTGTCTCCTGTGGTGAAGTATTCCTGTCTCAGCAAGCTGATCTCTCCCTCGAAGCCAATCTTAGCCTAGATAGCATCGTCGTACTGATGAATGAGATGCTTCTGTTCTTAATGGAAGTTGAGACCAACGGCATCTGTGTCGATATGGAGGCACTGCAAGACGTAAAGGCCGATCTGGTCAAGGAACACGCCTCAGTAAGCCGCCGTCTACGTGACATCGTGGAGCAGGTTATGGGTGACACCCCTATCAACCTCAACAGTGGTGCAGATATGACCAAGGTGGTGTACTCCCGGTCTGTAATAGATCGTAAGGAACACGCTCAGATCTGGAACATAGGGATGCAGCCCAATGGCCGACCGCTTATGCCACCCCGCATGAGTAAGTCCGAGTTTTCACTTGCTGTACGGTCCACCACTATGGTTGTTAAGCGCACAGATGCCCTGTGCTGTACCACCTGCAATGGCATAGGCACTATCCAGAAGTTTAAGAGCATCACACGCCAGAAGAACGGCAAGAAGTACAAGATAACTGGTGAACCATACAAGAACCCCACAAAGTGTTCTGAGTGTGGTGGCGCAGGTGCGGTGTACGTTGAGAATGGCACTATCGCCGGGCTACGGCTGAACCCGATTGATCCGTCGTTCGCCTCTATCAACGGCTTCAAAACCGATAAGCACACGATCAAACTTTTGATCAGTCAGGCCCGTGAGAAGAACAACGATCTCGCAATTGAGTTCCTAGAAAAGAGTTCTAGGCTTAACGCCCTGTCTACATATCTGGACAGCTTCGTGAAAGGCATTGAGACGTGGACACGCTACGACAACATCCTGCATTCCAACTTTAACCAGTGCATCACGTCTACTGGCCGCCTGTCATCATCTAACCCAAACTTTCAGAACCAGCCCAAGCGAGGCTTTCCTGTCCGTAAGGCTGTAATCAGCCGTTTCCCTAACGGTAAGTTTGTAGAGGCAGACTTCAGTGGTCTAGAATTTCGTGTAGCAGGAGAAGTCTCTCGTGATCCTCAGATCATTGAGGACATTGTCAGTGGCAAGGATATCCACAAGCAAACCGCTGCGATCATCAACCAATGTGACCCGTCAGAAATTAGTAAGGACATGCGCCAATCGGCCAAGGCCTACACATTTGCACCTCTTTATGGTGGCACCGGAGCAGGAGAGCCGGACCACGTCCGTGCGTATTTTACAGAGTTCTTTGTTATCTACGGGGGGCTAGCAGGCTACCAAAAGATCCTTATGGATGGTGTTCTTCGTAATGGCATCGTGCAGACCCCTTCTGGGCGTCAGTACTTCTGGCCCGACGCTAAACGTACCCGCAACGGACGTATCACCAATGCAACTCAGGTGGTCAATTACCCGATCCAAGGGTTTGCAACAGGTGACCTAGTTCCTTTGGCCTGTGTACGTGCCCACAGGATGTTCAAGGAGGCTAATCTTAAATCTCTCCTAGTCCTGACAGTTCATGACAGTATCTGCGTGGACTGCCACCCTGACGAATTTGAGCAGGTATGCCGCCTGTTAACTAAGGCAATGAAGGGTGTTTCTGACGAAGCCTACCAGAGGTGGGGGTATAAGTTCGTACTACCACTAGATATTGAGATATCGTGCGGTACTAATTGGCTTAATCAGGAAGAACTAAGTGTTGACTACGCCACCTAGTAAGGGCATAATCAGTCTTACACAACTAATGGAGACATACACTCTCATGACAGACCTTATCGTAGCAGACGGCTTTAATCTCAGTGACCTAGCAGCAGAAATGGGCACACGCAGTGAAAGCAACCAAGGGGCTAAATTNCCCCGNCTNNCNACCAACCGCCGCATCAAAGATGAGAANGGCAATCGCTTAGAACTTGGTGATTTCTACCTCACGGGTCAGGACGTTACCGCTTACGCTTCTAGCGTCAAGTTTCGTCCATTGTCCCACCACTTCCAGTACGTTCACTATGATCAGGACGAGAAGAAGTTTGTTAACTTCACCCGTCAGGTATCCAACTTCAAAGAAGAGCTTCGGGACATCAACGGCACTCTCCGTTGCGGTCGCCCAGACGCCTCTGTCATGAAGACCATGACCCGTGAACAGAAGGCAAAGTACAAGGACATCAAGAACGTACGTTTGATCCGAGGTCTTGTATCGTTTGTGGGTAAAACCGTAGATGGCACAGAGGTCACCTACGACAACCAGCCTTGCTTGGTTAAGCTTTCTGGTCAGAACAACTTCCAGTCCACTGACAAAGGCATCTACGCCCGCTTTGAGTCTCAGGTACGTGACCGTGTCCCACGTGGTTACGACCTCTGGAACTTTGAACTGGATGTGACTTCCAAAGAGCATACGAGCGATGATGGTGCCGTGTTCTGGCACACTTTTGAATGGTCTCTGGATCCCAAGGCCCCCATGACACTTNATCAGGATACTTACGACAGCATCGTTTACATCGCCTCTATGGTCCGTGACGAGAATGCCGACGTAGACGCCAAGTACTTCGCAGCCATCAAGGAGAAGTCCGGCTTGCAGGGTGCTATGGACGCTCTGGGTGATGATCTAGACGCAGACTTTGAAGAAGTAGCTTAATGCTAGAGCTTCAAATCCGGCACACCCTTGAGAAGCTATCGAACAATGAAGGACAAGACCTTCACGTGGACGATCAGTGGATTGAGGATGCGGGTGAGTATTTCAAGGACACGATGCGACGGCAGTTTAGTCGTGTCCAAGAAGCACCTCGCCTACGTGCGTCTAACATTGGGCGTCCCAAGTGCCAGATACAAATGGCTATGGCGGGACAGCCTGAGGTGCGTAAGCCTTACAACCACATTGTCCGTATGATTCACGGTGACATCATCGAAGGCGTTATGGAGGTCATCCTCCGCATCGCTAAGGTTAATATCACTGGCGGTAAGAACCGTATCAAGATGCAAATCAGCGACACGATTGTTAAGGGCGAAGACGACATTGAGATCGAAGGCAAGATCTTTGATATCAAGTCATGTTCACCTTGGGCGTATAACAACAAGTGGTTGAAGGGCTATAACGCTCTGAAGGAAGACGACAGCTTTGGTTACGTCGGGCAACTCTACGCATACTCTACCGGACAAGACAAAGAAGCCGGTGGTTGGATCGTTGTGGACAAGTCTTCAGGAGAGGTCTCAGTCGTAGAGGCCCTGATGGATGAGACAGAGAAAAGTCGGGTGAAAGATATGATCACCGACACTGTTAAAACCATCGAAGAGGACCGCCCGTTTGAGCGTTGCTTTGAGCTAGAGGAAGACACATTCGGACGTAAGCCTACGGGCCTCAAGCGTCTGTGTTCCTCCTGCAGCTTTTGTGACTACGCCAAGGCATGTTGGCCTACTGCTGACTACCGTCCTCATCCAATGTCCAAGGCAGCAAAGCCACCACTCTACTGGTTTGTAGAAGAGGAATAGTATGTGCCCATAAAAACTTCGTCAGCAAAGGCGAAGGGGCGCAGACACCAACAGTGGGTACGAGATAAAATCTATACAGCATTCCCTCATTTAGAAGAGGGAGATGTTCGCAGCACCTCCATGGGTGCAGGCGGGGAGGACTTACAACTCTCCCCCGCTGCGAGAAAGGTTTTTCCCTACTCCGTAGAATGCAAGGCCTACAAGTCTTTCGCCATCTACAAAGTGTTGGAGCAAGCCTCTTCAAACGCCCCCAAGGGGTCGGAACCAATAGCAATCATCAAAGGGGATAGGCAGCGACCTTTGGCTGTCCTCGACGCAGAACACTTCTTCAAACTTATAGAGGCAAGGATCTCAGATGCAGCCGAGCGAACTACAAAAAAATAGCATGATGCTTTTGATGGACATTCTGGAAACGGGTGACCTCAAAATCTCAAGTGCCTATCACTTCGGTGACCAGCTACTAGACGACGAGTGTGCCTACTTCGAGGGCCTACTTACCGGCCTGACGTACATGCTTAACAAATCCCCCGACCTGCTTGTTCATATCGGCACAATGGTCAACGACCTCGGTGTCATGGAAGCTGACGACGAGTTTGTCTTTGAGCCAGACGAAGAGCTTCAGCAAGCCGTGGAAGACGCAAAGGTAGTACGCCTTCACAAAGATCGGCTGAACTGATGTCGGATATGGTCAACAGCCCCCCGCATTATAACCAATCCGGCATTGAGTGCATTGAAGCGATCTACGCAGCACTCGGCTCCGATGGGTTCAAAGCTTACTGCCAAGGAAACGCCCTGAAGTACCTTTGGCGTCACCAGTACAAATCCAACCCCATTGAGGATCTCAAAAAGGCTCAGTGGTACATCAACAAGATCATAGAGGCAGAAGAACATGAACTTTGAAGACTACCAGTCGCAGGCATCTAAGACAGCGATTTACAACGATGCAGATGTTGTCGTGTACCCGGTGCTTGGTTTGCTCTCGGAAGCCGGTGAAGTCGCAGGCAAGGTGAAGAAGGTTCTCCGAGACAACAACGGCCAGTTCCTTCCAGAACACCGTGAGGCCATCGCTGACGAAGTAGGAGACTGCCTCTGGTACATCGCTTCGCTTTGCACAGACCTCGGCTTCGGCATGGAAACCATCGCCCAGCGCAACCTAGACAAATTGAACAGCCGTATGGCCCGTGGGGTCATCCAAGGCTCCGGCGACACTCGGTAATAGGACACACATGATGACTAACAGCAGACAATTCTCCACCCGTGCTAATATGGTTACCCGCCGTACGTACAACCGCCCACTAAACGATGAAGGCACCGTGTTTGAAACATGGGAACAGACAGTAAGCCGGGTTATCGGTCACCAACAGTGGCTATGGGAACGTGCTAAGGGAACTGAACTCACTACCGAAGAGATGCAGGAGTTACAGGAACTTAACGCCCTGATGGTAGAGCGTAAGGCGACTGTTTCTGGCCGTACTCTATGGCTCGGCGGCACTAACGTAGCAAAGACCCGTGAGGCCTCTCAGTTCAACTGTAGCTTCGGTCAATCTGAGACTGTGCATGATGTTGTGGATCAATTCTGGCTTCTCTTGCAGGGCTGTGGCGTGGGCTTTGAGCCTATCCGTGGCACACTTAATGGCTTTGCAAAGCCTGTTACTGTCGAGGTTATCCGGTCTACTCGGACTGACAAAGGTTTCCCAGACAACCAAGAGCGTACGTTCGTAACAGATTCTGGTGAGAAGGTTACCCACATCAAGGTAGGCGATAGTGCCGAGGCATGGGCCAAGTCCGTTGGTAAAATCCTAGCACTCAAATCTCCTATTGATCGGTTGATCTTGGACTTCACTGAGATACGCCCTGCAGGAGAGCGCCTTAAAGGATATGGCTGGATCAGTTCCGGTGATCAGACTATCTCCGCCGCTTTTGTGAAGATCTGCGCCCTCTTGAACAAACGTGCGGGTAAGCTTCTCACCCGTATGGATGTCCTAGACCTTCTGAACCACCTTGGCACAACTCTGTCCTCACGCCGCTCCGCAGAGATTGCTTTGGTGCCTATGGAAGATCCAGAGATCGATGACTTCATTGTAGCCAAGAAAGACTTCTGGTTGCACGGCAACGAGCATCGCCAGCAGTCTAACAACTCTATCATGTTCAGCAGCAAGCCCACAAAGTGGGAATTGTCCTACATCTTTGACCGCATGGTTGAGGCAGGTGGTTCCGAGCCGGGCTTTGTTAACGCTGAGTCCGCCAAGCGCCGAGCGCCGTATTTTAAAGGCGGAAATCCCTGTTTTGAGATACTTTTAGGAAATAAGAGTTTTTGTAACCTAGTCGAGATTGACCTTGGGAAGTTCCTTGGTGATGCAGACGCCCTGAACCGTGCTATGTGGCTTATGGCTCGTGCTAACTACCGCCAGACATGCGTAAACCTTGACGATGGCGTGTTGCAGCGTTCATGGCACGAACTGAATGAGTTCCTGCGCCTCTGTGGTGTCGGTCTTACTGGTATCGTAAAGTATCTGGACTTCTACACGGCTGAAGCACCTAACCGCTTACAGAACCTACGTGCTTTGGCTCAGGGCGGTGCTAACAGCATGGCAGACGAGCTTAACCTGCCACGTCCACAGAATGTTACCACGGTTAAGCCCTCTGGCAGCCTGTCAAAGATCATGGACACCACAGAAGGCGTACACCGTCCGCTTGGTAAGTACTTGTTCAACAACATCACCTTCTCAAAGCATGACCCACTGGTCCCTATGCTCATTGAGGCCAACTACAAGGTTATGGCGAAGCCGTTCGAGACAGATAGCGTTCTGGTAACCTTCCCTGTGGCCTATGAAGACGTAAAGTTCACAGAGATTGATGGTAAGTTTGTAAACGTCGAATCCGCTGTTGAGCAGTTGGACCGCTACAAGCTTATGATGGATAACTACGTGGACCATAACTGTTCCGTAACGATCTCCTACGACGTGTCAGAGATTCCTGCGATCACCAACTGGATCTTGGACAACTGGGACAGCTATGTCGGTGTGTCGTTCATCTACCGCAACGACCCCACCAAAACTGCAGAGGATCTAGGCTACCCTTACTTGCCACAGGAAGTTGTGACCCAAGAGGACTACATCGAATACTCCAGCGGTCTCAAGCCTGTTGATCTAGATGCGGGTAACAGCCTGCTAGAGCTTCAGGATGCAGACTGTGCGACCGGCGCATGCCCAATTCGATAAGCACCCCGTGTATCAAAGCTTGCCGCATCCAAGACAGTCTCTGTGTCGGGTGCGGCAGGCACATCGAAGATATCAAACGGTGGTCCCAATACTCAGAGACCGAGAGGGGGCAGATAATGGAGAAACTATGTCTGAAAAGAAATGGTACAAACCACTCTACTACGAAGGCTACGAAGCTTTCCGAGTAGGCCTCTTAGACTGCCCCTTCCAGACCAACACTCAGAAATACAAAGAGTGGATGCGGGGCTTCAACGACGCTTACTTTGAAAACCTAGGAGTACGACGACGTGCATAAACATTTTAGTAAGGCGGATCACGAAAAGTACGACGAAGTGGCCCGAAGTAATGCGAAGTCCTTTTGGGCAAGGCAGGGCTGGCAGGTGGAGGACAACCCAGACCAGTATGGTGTGGACCTCATCGCCGAGAAAGACGGTAAGCGGTTCTACCTCGAAGTAGAGGTGAAGCGTGGGTGGCACGGTGTAGACTTTAAATACGACACCATCCACTTGCCCGTCCGCAAGAGTAAGTTCTTGGATCGTCCTACTAGGTTCATGGTCTTTAACAACAGCCTCACCCACGCCGCTGTAATCAGCCGTAAGGCGGTGCAAAATTCACCGGTATCCGTAGTGCCCAACTACAAGGTTCCTATCGGTGAGAAGTTCTTTGACGTTCCTGTTGAAGACGTAACCTTCGTATATACAATGGAGTATACATGACAGAAGAAGTACAGAAGATCCTCAAAGAGGTAGCCGAGACTGAGCTAGACGCAATCATCACAGTAGGGATTGATAGCGATGGTAAGGTTCAACTCCGATCTAGCGCCAACAACGTGGCAGTGATGCACTGGTTGCTTAACAAAGGACTGTTCGAGTTGAACGTCTTTGAGATGAACCAGAAGCAAGCCGAAGAGTAAAATACACAGGCCGCATCTTCCATGGGTGCGGCCTTTGTGTTATAATATAACAGTGGCAGGT